ATATGTACATAGCGCGTCTTTTGGATGCGTGTTTTGAATACGCGAGTAACTTCGTTGGCTTTGAAATTCGTAAGTCTACGGTGGATTATTTCTTTGAAGATACCACGGATGGTAAATTTCACATCCCTGCACGGGTTTTATCTTTGACCTCGGTTAAATATCGGGACACAAACGGGGATTTGCAAACAATGGCAAGCACTGACTATGACGAAGTATTGACCATTTCCGCGAATTATGGGTATGATGTGGCGTTGATTAACTCCGCGCCTACTCTTTATGATTACGGATGGAGATATAAGATTACCGTTGTAGAAGGGTTTGGAATATCAAGCGATACAATCGATGTTTCAAAGATGTTTCCAGAGGATTTAAGGCACGCTATTTATCTATTCGCGGAGCATTTATACACTCAACGAGGTTCACAAGCGGTTGGGGTTAATGTCGCGCCTTTGGATTGGAATCACGAACACTTACTTTACAAGTACGCTATAAGGGAATTTGTATGAACAGCGGTTTAATGGATTCTTTAATTCAAGTGCAAACGCCTACTTATACCAATAGTGCGTATGGGGTAGCGGTTAAGCCTTCGGGATATTCAACCGTGAAAAATATATGGGCGAGGATTCAGTATAACGGGGGCAGTGAAGCGATGGCAGCGGATAAACGCGAATATCGTGAAACCGCGTCTGTTTCTGTGCATTATATTGACGGCAATACCATAGGGGTAACAGATGTTTTATACTTCGATTCTAAGCGATGGAACATTAAAGGCATCCAACATATCGGACGTAGGCAATACATTAAAATGGAGGTTGAAAATGTCAGCTAAAGTTAAAGGTATTGGGGACGTTGTAAAGGCGTTTAACAACATGAAAGAGTTGGAGGTAAAAGATGTATTAAGAAACGCTGGGCAAGGCATCATAAACGCGGCACGGGCAAATTGTAAAAATCACTATGTTAAACCTCAAATTGATTTCATCACAAAGAATGAAGACAAATATCCGAACACTGTTTTGTTGGGTATTAAAAGCGGTAATAAAAACGGTAGCAACACTCTTACAGTACCCGCGATGGCGGTAATTGAGGAATTCGGGACAGCGGTAAGGGTACGCAAAGACGGGAGTACTACAGGCTATGTGGCGGCACGTCCTTTCATGCGTCCTGCGGTGGATTCAAATAGAGAAAGAGTTACCAAGATAATCAAAGAGGGCATAACCGATAAAATCGAAAAACAAGCAAAAACTAATAAATTATAAATCATGGCAGAAACAGCAGGTGCAATAAACGGCACACTCATCAAATTGTACAAGGATGTATCAGGCGCTTTGAAGCCTATTGCTAACCTTGTGTCAGACGATTTCAACATTGATAAAACAATGATTGAAGTTACTTCAAAAAGTTCAGGCGCGGGTAGTGAATTCATCACAGGTCGCTATACTTGGAGTTGCAGCGCGGAGAGTATCACAGAGTACGACACTTCTGTAGGCTCAGGCGAAATGTCCCTCCAGGATATTTTGACCGACTTAATCGCGGGTACTTCGTGGAGTGTAGTAATTGGAACAGGCACTACAGGTGACTTGAAACTAAGCGGAACAGCTTACATTTCAAACGTATCAGGTTCAAACCCTGACAACGACAAGTCAACATTTACTTGTGATTTCCAAGGTACAGGTGTTCTTACTGTAGGTACATTTGCATAATGAATCACCCGATTAAATTTGACTGGCTCGCGATTGAAAAAATCAGCGAAGCGCAAAGCCATTTAAGCCTTGATGCCACGGCAAACCAATTCAATACTCTATTGACAAGTTTGAAGTTTGCCCGTACCGTTTTATTCCACGGAATAGAAGGCGGGTATCGTGAACAAGGTACTGAATGTCCTTTCAAGTCAAGTGAAGATGTAGCAAAAGAGATTAAAAAGTTCTCAGATGTTACTCCTGTATTGGAACAGTACACCAAAGCGGTGCAAGATTTCTACGCACCCGTTGAGGAATCAGACGATAAAAAAAAAGCGCAGAACCCCTAACATTTAAAAAGATAAGGGCAATGTGTTACGGATATGGATTGAGGGAAAACGAAATGAATATATCAAGCCCTCAATTCATATCTTTGTTCTTGCAAGGTAATTCAATGCGTGAAGCTGAAAGTATTAAAGCAGGATGGGAACAAGCGCGTTTAATTGCTACAGCAATGAGCAAGGACGCAAAGAAAATTAAGTTTTCGTGGGAAAGAAAACGAGCAAAAGTCAAAATTGATGAATCTGTATGGGATAAGTTCACTTTTGAGGAAGGCAGACCATTACTCCCAAGCGATTTAGCAAAATTAAAAATTGGAAGTAGGTAAGGCAATATATTCTATTCTAAGCGGTGATGCTACATTGACCGCAATAACCCCGCGCATTTATGGAAACGAAGCGCGACAAGGGATTATTTTGCCTTGTGTAGTGTATTCGATAATCAGTGACACCCCGCACAATTCTAAGTCAGGTTATCGGGCGGTAACTTCAAGAGTTCAATGCTCATGCTATGCGGAAAAATACGAAGACGCGCAAGCACTGGCAATCGTGGTGAAAAACTCTTTAGCGGATAAAGCAATGGGAACTTATGGCGGTGTGACGGTTCAAAACATTAAATGGGATAGTTCGCAAGACTTCACGGACGATGCGGGGCAAGATGGAATATTTCATGTAGCGGTTGATTTTATGGTATACTATGGCTAAGAAAACACAATTAAACGTAAGTATAGGCGTAGACTCAAAAGGCTACGAAAAGTCATGGGATGAAATAATTAAAATCACCCAAGAAAGCGGCAACGACTTAGAGAAAGAAGCCGCTAAAATGGCGTTAGCCGTTTCCAAAAAGATTGAGAAAATGTCCCCTAAATCACAGGTGCGTCAGCTTGAAACACTGACCATTAAGATGGTTGAAATGGGGATGGAAGGTACACAAGCCTTCAATATGGTTACTAAGTCAGCGGGTACGTTAAAGGCAACCATTGACGATGCAAAGGGCATGATTGATGCGATGCGTCCCGATGCACCATTTAACGCACTAAATACAACCTTAGGCGCAAGTGCGCAAGCCTTCGCAGGTGTGCAAGGTGCTATGGCTTTATTCGGTTCTGAAAGTGAAGACTTACAAAAGACGTTAATCAAAGTGCAAGGCGCGATGGCTTTGGCTGAGGGCTTCAAGGCTATTGACGGACTTACGGACGGTTTTGCGCAGTTGAACATGGTTATAAAGCAAAACCCTTTAATTGCAGGTGCTACTGTTATTGCAGCGGTGGTAGGTACTATTATTGCCACAACGGACGCAACAAAAAAACTAACAGAAACTCAAAAGAATTTCAATGATATTTCTGAAAAGAGCATTGCAAATTATATTTCAGAGGCAACCGAAGTAAAGGCACTTAGTACTTTAATATTAGACGAAAAGCAGTCAAGGGAAGTAAGAACAGCAGCATTAGAAAAACTACAACAGAAATATCCTGACTATCTTAAAAACCTTTCGATTGAAACATCTAAATTATCAGACCTAAAAAAGGGAATTGATGATGTTACAGAGGCAATATTTCAACGTGCTAAGGTTCAAGCAGCACTTGACAAATTAAGCGAATTAGGAGCAAAACAATTAGAGGTTGAACTTGCCTTACAAAGAGAACAAGAACAAGCCTTAAAGCAAACAGATATGGGTGCTTTTGGTCGGGCGGGTTTTGATGATGCTGTAAAAACTAGGCAATCGTATCTAAAGTATTTGCAGAATGATGTAAAGCGGCAGACCGATGAAATAAGCGCATTCTTAAAGAAACAAAATCAAACTATTTTTACAGATTTAGTTTCTCCAGAACAAACTACAACAACTAAAGATAAAACTACTAAAGTTAAAAAACCTGCAAAAGATGCAGGATTTGCAGCAGATGAATTCTTTGGGGGTAAGTTTAACGCAACCACAGGTGAAACAGATTACACACAAGCAGCAGCACCATTGATAACGTCATTAGATAATATCAATAAGGGCTTAGATAAACTGCCTGATGGATTTGGGCAAGCAACAGCGGCACAAAGGGCGTTTACGGCTCAAATAGTTAAAACAAATATTGAAGCAGAGAATCAAAAAATTGTTTTAGATAGGATGGTTGAAATGACCGAAACCGTATCGAGAGCAATTAAAACATTAATGGTAGATTCAATTAGTGGATTTTCTATGGCTTTAGGTGAAGCGTTAGGCGGTTCTCAAGATGCGATGCAAAACTTTGGTAAACAGTTGATAAATTCAATAGTTGGATTTATGGAAAACGTTTCAAAGGCTATGATTGCAGCGGCAATTGCGTCCGACCTTTTCCAAAAACAATTATTTACAAACCCTTATGGTGCATTAGCTGCGGGTATTGCATTGGGCATTGCAGCGGGTATAGTTAAAAGTAAAATGACAAAAGGCGTGCAAGGTGAAGGTTTTGCAAAGGGCGGTTTGATAGGTGGCAATTCATTCTCTGGTGATAAATTATTTGCGCCTGTTAACTCAGGTGAAATAATATTTAACACTGGGCAGCAAAATGAACTATTAAAAATGGTAAACAATGGCGGTTCGGGTAGTGGATATATTGCAGAAACAAGAATATCAGGGCGCGACCTTGCTATTATTTTAAAGAAACATAGTCAAGACGTTACCCGTGGCTAAACAGTACGAAGCATATTGGAAAAGCGTTAACGACACGGATTGGAGTGTTGAACTACACAATGAATCTGTGACAGGTGCAACACGAGAATTAAAGGTTCAAGACCCGCAAATTATACATGATGGGGATGTTGACAGGTTATATGAAAACCCAATAAGAAACAGCCGTGCATCTATTACGTTTGTAATGCGTGATGAAAACGACTACGAATTGCCTTAGACCATGAACAAGAATGGAATATGCGCATTTACCGCGAAGGTACTTTGTATTGGGTAGGTAGAGTATTGGCAGACCAATTTACATTCCAACGCGAAGCCCGTGAAACAGGATGGGCAACCGTTACCGTTCAAGCTGTGGACGGATTGCAACTTTTAAAAGATTACAAAATGGACGCTTCTATGTTTACCATAGATGACAGGCAGGATGTAATTACTTTGATAGTTTTAATACTTAGAAAATTAGGCTTAGAAAGTGCATGGTCAAGTGCTACTTATATCTATGACCAAACACAAATAACTAACACAACAGCATCGGGTGAAAGGATAATGTTTGACACTGTGCGAAGTCTTGCATTTGTAAACAACTTAGACATATTCAAAGCAAATGAGGAACTTGAATGGGTGGATTGTTATACAGCATTAGAAATACTTTTAAAAGGTGTTTTAATGGGGGCAAGATTCAAACATGACAAGGGCGGGTATTGGATTTTACACCCTGCAAATTATGATGACTCAGATTGGACTTATGATAGTTATAATGAAATAGGAACACCACTTACATCAAATACATCATATACCCATAGAAAACTTATAGACACAGACACAGACCGTCCAAAATTTGAAACATTCCCTGAAATAACATATCAGCCAACGGTAAGAAGTTTTACCGCTGAATTTGACAGGCGTAATGGAGTGTTAGAAACAAAGACAACTTCAAACACTACTTCAATACAAGCCACACACACGAATATTAAAAACGGTGGAACGGCAGCGGGTAGAGTTGTAAGGGTTAATTTTAAGGTCACGTTTGACAATTATTCCCCTAATGCTATAAACAAGTACGAACTACTTTATAGGGTGTATGCGAATAATCCAAGCACATCTCAAAAATACGAATGGTATAAAGGTGCATGGGCTGCAATTGGTTCAACACCTGGCAACAATAAAATAAAAATAGACTTAGCTGAATGGAAAGCGGGTGGGCAAACCATTACGCAAAACATGGAACTAAGCGAACCCCCAAGCGGAGCAAGTGAAATATACGCGGAGTGTTCTATGCAAAAAAGGACAGGAACTATAACGGGTGCAACGCGGGGCGGTGTTGTTATTGTTAGTTGGCTAACGCCTACCACAACCGCGCACGCATTCACTGGGTATATTGTAATATCACAAGCCTACAATGATGCTGCTGAATATAAATTTGAGCAAAGGGCAAATTACATAAGCAACGTAGACACACCGCGCGACACAAACAGCGAAAACCCAATAGAGGGTTTAGCCTTTTACAAAGGCAAAATAACGGACGTTGGTTCAGTTCAAGTATTCAACGGAACGAATTATGTAGATGCGGGGAATTTTGGCGCACCATGGACAACTTTAGCGGGCGACTTGCCTGAGTTATACGCTAATACGTGGGCGGGTATGTATTCAGACTTTGTTCCTGAGATAAGAGCAAACATTCACGATGATGGGACTTATGCCGTAATTGATTCATATTATTTTGATTCTAAGATATGGATTTTCAACGGTGGAAATCATGACCTTTACAGGGATGTTTTAAGCGGTGTATGGGTAGCGGTTGAAACAAATTACACAAATGTTACGGATGATGGAGAGGGCGAAAGAATACTCAAACAAGTTGAAGTAGACCAAGACAAATTCCAAGAATTAAGTATTGAGGCTTCAAGGGTTAGAAGTGTATTAGGTTCGATGGGCGAGTTGATGATGATTGATATTATCAACAATGGGGAGGGTGCGCCAACTACTGACCCTGCTACGGATAGAGAATACTTGGTTGGGTTAAAGTATAACTATAATGGTGGGGATTCTTTTTTTGAGTGGCAAGTATTGGAAGGCGTTAGGACGGTAAGTATTACCGCAACTTACACCGCTACGGAAACACATGGCAGATGGCTGTTTATGGTTGATACATCAGGTGGAAATGTTACTATCAATTTCCCTGCTGCCTCTACCATAAAAAGCGAAATAACCATAATGAAATACACCGCAGATGGCAGCACGGTTACTATAAATCCTAATGGCAGCGAAACAATAGACTTTAATGCTACGGCTACCTTAGGAACACGCGGGCAAAAGCTAACTATAATAAGTGACGGAACAAATTTAATAAGCACATAATGGCATACATAAATTTTGACAAGGCGGCAGAACTATTTATAACCGTGCGCAAGGGTGATGACTTTCAAATGTCGTTAACCAATGTACAAATTGACGGGGTAAATATTACAAGTTCTTACACTGCGTCCATGATAGTTCGCGCGTCCGAAGGAGCAACCGCGCTTTTAACGTGGGAAACCCCTAACGAGATAGTAATAACCACGGGAACAATATCCTTTGATGTTGCAGCGGGTGCAATGGATGTTACTTCGGGCGTGTATTTATACGACCTAAAAATTACTTTCCCTGATGGGGCAAAGCAAACATGGCTATACGGTACTTTCACTATTAACCCTGAATTCTCATGATAACCTTTGACATAACTGTAAGTGGAAACGTAGAAATAAGCCCCGCGAATGGGGGGACGGTTATGTTTCAAATTGAGCCTATAGCGCACTCAGTTCCCGCAGGTGGAACTAACGGGCAAGTATTAGCAAAGGCAAGCGGTGACGATTACGACGTTGAATGGGTTAATCAAACAGGGGGAAGCGGTGGAGTTTCCGATGGGGACAAAGGGGATATAACTGTTTCGGGCGGTGGGGCTACGTGGACAATTGACAACGGTGCTGTAACGAATGCCAAGGTAGGTACTGGCATAGACGCTGCAAAAATCGCGGACGGCTCTGTATCAAACACGGAATTTCAATACATAAATAGCCTTACATCAAACGCGCAAACTCAATTAGACGGCAAAGTTCCATACACGGGTGCAACGCAGGACGTTAACTTGGGTGAGTACGCAATCAAAGCAGGGCAAATTGACTTAGACACATCCCCAACAGGAACTGCAACCGTAGGAACTACGAGATGGAACGACACTATTGGAAGTGTTGAAACCACTTTAAAAGGCGGTAACGTCATCCTTAAAAATGGCGTTGACTTAATTGCAAGAATTGTCAATAAAGTAAGCCCAAACACTACCCTAACCAAGGCAGCATATCAAGCGGTTAAAATATCAGGGGCGCAAGGTCAAAGATTAGGCGTAGCTTTAGCACAAGCGAATGACGATAACAATAGCGCGGACACTCTTGGTCTGGCGATTGAAACCATTACCACAAATCAGGAAGGATTTATCATGACCGTGGGTACTTTGGAAGGCATCAACACAACGGGAAGCCTACAAAGCGAAACATGGGCGGATGGGGATATACTTTATTTGTCACCTACCACAGCGGGCAGAATTACAAACATCAAACCAACTGCACCAAACCATTTAGTTATTATCGGTTATGTAGAGTATGCGCACTCAGTAAATGGCAAAATCTACGTTAAGATAATGAATGGGTGGGAATTGGGCGAGTTGCACGATGTAGATACAACAGAAAGCAAATCAACCCCAATTGATGCGGATAATTTGCTACTGCAAGATAGTGCCGATATAAGCATTTGGAAAAAGCTATCTTGGGCAAATGTAAAGGCAACCCTTAAAAATTACTTTGACACACTATATCAAGCAGCGGGGAGTTATTTAACAAGTGCGAATATAGTTCAAACCATAACCAACGGAGTAACCACAAACGCACCTTCAGAGGATGCCGTATTTGATGCGTTGGCAGGGAAACAAGCTACCTTAGTAAGTGGTACGAACATCAAAACCATAGAGGGGCAATCCTTAGTGGGCAGTGGTAATATAGACTTAGCAAAAAGTGATGTCGGACTTGGTAACGTAGACAATACAAGTGATGCCAACAAACCCGTATCAACGGCAACTCAAACGGCTTTAAACGCCAAGCAAAACACTTTAACTCTAACCACTACTGGGTCAAGTGGGGCAGCTACATTGGTGGGCGCTACTTTAAATATTCCACAATACACCGGAGGCGGTGGTATATCCGATGGGGACAAAGGAGATATTACAGTAAGTGGAAGTGGTGCAACTTGGACAATTGATAACGGAGTAGTAACGGATGCAAAGTTAAGCACTGGTATAGATGCCGTTAAGATTGGTGCAGGTGGAGTAAGCAATACCGAATTTGGCTATTTGGACGGGGTTACCTCTGCAATTCAAACGCAGTTAGATTCTAAGGTGGATGAAAATGCAGCCATCACGGGCGCGACAAAAACAAAGATTACCTATGATGCAAAAGGACTTGTAACCG